TTATTCCCAACCGCAGTTGCTGCTGGTGCAATTAAAGGATTAGCTGCTGCATGGCCAGGTGGTAAGACTCCTGGTGAAGCTTTTATGGAAGGATTTAATAAGGTATTCACATTAGGTGATGCATCTATTGATTCAATGAAAGTGCAAGGTGATGGCATGACTGAATCTGGTGAAGAAATCAAGCAAAAATCAGAAGAGAACGCATCAGGACAGGCAAGTCTGGCTTCAAGAGCCGGTGCTGCTATGGGTGATGTAGTTGATGCTTCTACTAGTGCAGTTACTAATGTAGGTGACACTATTATACAAACATTATCCCCTGCTGACAATGTTGGCGCAACTGTAGCTGGTCCTTATGGCTAAATAACACATAGGAGTCATTCGGAATGGCTTATAGTGACAAGGTACTTGATCATTATGAAAATCCACGCAATGTAGGTACGATGGATGATCAAGATAAGAATGTAGGTACAGGCATGGTTGGAGCTCCAGCATGTGGGGACGTCATGAGACTCCAAATTCGAGTCAATGAAGAAGATATCATTACAGATGCTAAATTTAAAACGTATGGTTGTGGTTCAGCTATTGCATCTTCTAGTCTTTTAACTGAATGGGTCAAAGGTATGCATATAGACAAAGCCGAACTATTAAAGAATACTCAATTAGCATCAGAACTTGCTCTCCCTCCAGTTAAAATACATTGTAGTGTACTAGCCGAAGATGCCATCAAAACTGCTATAAAAGATATCAGGAATAAAAAAAGGGACTCTGAGAGTCCCTTTAAAGGTTAGTAGATGTTATCGGCACTGTATTCAGCGCTCTTATTATCTCCTGTTGGTTACTAGCCCTGTTGAGCTAGTTTATCGAAGTAAGACAATGTGTCTTCTTCGCCCTCATCGCTAGAATTAAATCCAGACGCTTCAGCCGCAGGCATGGATACAGCTTCTACTACAGGAGCAGATTGCATCATTGGAGCAGCATCGATTGATGCATGACCTGCATCAACACCAAGCACTTTATTCAACTTAGCTTTAAGTTCATCGTAAGACTTATAGTTCTTAGGGTCAGTGAAGTCAGCAAGAGAGTATAACTTAGAGTATACTTCTTCTAATTGACCTTCATCACCGTTATATAAGGCGGCAGCTGTAGAAAACTCTGACTTATCATAGTTAACCCAACCTTCAACTTTACGAATCTTAAGTTTAAAGTCCGCACCTTCCCAAAAATCATAAGGATTTACTGGTTGTTCATCTGCAAATTGTGGTTGCATTACATCCATGATTTTATCAAAGATCTTTTTACCAAATTTGTAAAGGAATACCTTTCCTTCATTATGTGGGTTAGCAGGGTCAGATACTACCAAGATGTTTGACGCATAGTGTAAACGTCTCTTTCTATCCCTTGCTGTAGCTTTATCCTCATCACGACCAGAATTCCACAGTACTGAATTTGCTTCAGATACTGGATCGTCTTGACCGATAGTGGTTAAGCTATTTTCGATATACCATAGACCAGTAGGACCTTTAAAACCATGATCCCAATACCTTACCCAAGGAAGATCTTCACCTTCTTTAGCTGGTAGGAATCTGATTACGGCATAACCGTTTCCTGCTTTATCTCTGGTTGGTTTCCAAAACCTATCATCGTCGTAAGACTTTGTTTCGGCTTTAGTAGATACAGCTTCCGCTGCTTTAACGAGTTTGTCGATTGACGAGCCTCGCGAGCTCTTTAGATTTGCAAATGACATATATTTTCTCCGTATTGCATTGTATTAAGACGTAATTGTCTTTTCTATTTTTATTTCTGAAATATCCACTTTATTCATAATGTATATTATAACACATTTGTGCTATTTTGTAAACCCATTTTGTAATAACTTTATACACTTATCACGATTAAAGTTTACGAACGGACTATACTTTGTGATCTTCCGCTCAGTATCAGGCCATATAATGGTATCTGATATCTTCGCAGACTCTCTCGGTACAAATCCGAATATGGTATTAAGAATGACAATAGTTTCTAAACTAATCTCTTCTTGCAACCATAATTTTATGATCAGAGGACATTGACCGTCTACGGATTCGAATAACTTATCGAATATAACGTCCTCTTCACTTAATCTATTTATATCAACTGAAAACACTCTATGAATACTTTCTTGTATTCTTTTGTGATCTCTATATATTTGTTCTCCTTCTTCATCCATCATGTCACCCACATAGCTTTTACCTGCTTTAAAGTTGGCGACATAATAATCCTTTAAATTGCCGTTATGTTTCTTACCAAGCTTTGCAAAGAAATACTTATCCTTGCGTTTAAAGAAAGAGTTAGGTGTAACATTAGACTTAAAGTTGTATTTGACTGCATCGTAACTAGACTCAAAGTGCAGTTTTAATGCGTTGTATAGCTTATAGGATTCAAATGGTTCTGTCATATTGGTAGCTTATTACTCTTCTTGCCTCTGATTAAATTGAGTCTTAGTGCTTCAGCTTCCATCTTATCTTTGAGAGAGTCTGTTANTAACTTTTTTAAATTAGTATAATCCATGCCTCTCTTCTCGATAACAAATGTTGCTGCATCTATATAAGACATATTTCCTTTCGCGACTAATTGTTCTACGGCGTGCGAGAACCGTTTCCTTGTCATTATCTTTTGTTCTAAATCTATCATAATACCCTTAGTAGTATACAATCGGCATTTATTCTACCATTAGGTTCACTTACTTTTGTAGTAATATTATCCCAAACTTGTTTGTCGATTTGTTTTATTGTTTTGCTTAAGATTAATGGCAGTATATCTTCTGGTTTTCTTAGAGTAGTTATCCTACTCTTCTCACAGATATTTTTAATGGTAGTACCGCTTACCTCAAACCCTTTGGTTGAATTTGTATTATACTGAGTAAGTTTCCTTGTCTTGGTATTATACACAAATAGAACATCTTTACCAGGAATCATGACAGGGTTAATAGACATTAACTTAGCATCGATGTCTTCTACCTTGTACTTTAAGTTCTTTACTTGAACGTCCGAAGCTTTAGGCTTCTTAATCCTTGGTATCCTAGCTGCCTTGTTAGCAACCTTTAGTTTATCTAAGTCTTCAAAGATAGTTTCCATAGCGGTCATCATCTTCTTAAGGTTAGATCTCTTTATATGACTGAACGCTTCAACAGCTTGATCACACGTATTATCGTATGCATCTTTAACTGGTTGATATTCATTCGCTACCATATTCTTAAACATATTCAACGTTGATCCTTTTAGACCATACGTTTTAAATAACTTATATGCATCAATCGTGCCTGAAAAATCTCCTTCTAACCATCCATCAACGACTGCATCCCAGTCTTCCATGATAGTCTCTAGTATTTTTGCACGTTGTCTATCTTGTATTGTTACTATAGGCTTTGAAGCTACTTTATCTTCTATCTCTTCAATGGCTACTACAGCTTCATCGTAAGTTTCTTTGAGTATTCCACTCCATCGCTCGAACTCAGCTGGTGTGTACTCGTATCCTCTGTAATGGATCTTAGCAATCTTACCAAGTCTAAATGTTAGTTCCCAATCTTTTAATTTTTTAAGAGTCTTAATCTGATCCTTATCATAACCATACACTTCTTCAGCAAACTGTAAAACAGTAGGAACATAATCCTTAGCCTTATAAAAATAGTTATACCAGTGAGCAGACTTAGTCCACATACCTTCACGCTTTTCAGCTTCAAGAGTTTCACCTGGTTGAAATATAGGTTCAGGTCCCATATACTTATCGTCAATGGTTAACCTTGATTTCCTTAGCTTAGTTCTTACTTTATTCTCTGCCATCAATTTGCTCCTTTCATAATATAGTACTATTATAACACGCTTTTAGTGTATTGTACAACACTATTTAATAATAATTAGGCAGGACACACATTTCAATTGATAAGGAGTCGCTTGAAGCGTAGTGTGCCCTGCCATAAACTTAACTTGTTCTTTCGTAATTTTTAATACCCATTACGTAATTTTCTGCTGCATCATTTGCGTAATCTTCGCTATGTCCATTATACCATTCGATACCTAATGCAATGTTATCGATATACATTCGTATACCGTAATGTGATTCGTGACCTAAAGTGCGTAGTACTTCAGCCTTACGGTTTTTAAATTGGCCTGAGCCATGCATCTCGCTAAATAACATGTATTTACTTGTCATCTTCCTTCTCCGCCATTTCTCTTAGTTTATGATACGTCAATACTTTAATTTGAGTTCTAGTTAAATTTGGATATTTCTTTGATATTTTTTTCATTGTATCGTGTTTAATATTAGAATCTTGGATCATTAGCCATGCTCCAGAACATAACATTATAAACAGTCCAGCTAAAAATATGCTACATAAAATTTCAATCATTTTCCTATATGCTCTATGTCTTTTCTTGGTATTACTTGATAAGCACCTTTGTTATACGCAGGAGCTACTGTAAAATTCTTTGATTCTTCGACCTTCCAAGAGGTGTCTTCCGTCTTAGACCTATATGGAGTAAGCGGTGCCGAAGGATACTGTTTGGTAGTCCGTACCGGATTCGAACCGGTGTTGCCGAGATGAAAACCCGGTGTCCTGACCTGGCTAGACGAACGGACCTTTGGTTGACTAAGCGCTTTAGTCTTTCTTTTACGACCGTGTTGATCGTATCTAATTGATCCAATATAATTCATAAGTCACGTGGAGCTTGGTTCATGAGCTCTTCTATCGGCATAGCTTCAGATAAAAAGATTTTATCTCCTGCTNTGTGGTCTTCATAATCACGATGATATTCGCGAGTGACAGAACCATCGTTAAGCGCTGTTTCGACGTATCCATGTTGTGCAGAAATATATTGTGTGCATTTAGCCCACTTCTCTACCGCTCTTTTACGCGCAACGTGTGCGACTTCTTCAGTGTATTGTGTCATGTGAACTCCTGCCTTCCTCGGCCAGTTTAATTAACTCAAACAATTTCTTATCCCAGATCTTCTTGAATTCTGGATTCTGTGCTTTATCTCTAGCATTACGTAAAGCTATTACTCTACGCATGATGTTACTAATCCCAGTCATTCTTACCTTCGTTGTACACATCCATATAAGATGAACCCGCAATATATTCTTGAGTTTCTTTATCAGTGTAATACATATTTTCCTCTTTAAAGCAATCTAGATTGCCTGGTGAGAGATGAGCAGCCTTCTTCATTGACTGAGTCAGCCTAGGTGCTTTGTATTTCGGTTTAGAATAAACCTTCTTTACAGTTTGTTTGAATTGTTGTTCTTCGCGGGCTTTCTCTGCCGCAGCTTTTATCATAGCCATTCTATCCATAATATTATTTCCTCGTTAATAGATATATTATAACACAGTATACTCTAAAAGTACACAGTTATTTTAAATTTCTTCAATTGTTATTTTGTACTCTTTACCATTGATGTCAGAGCAGTTAATAGTTTTTAATGTTGATCGCATCCAACCTTCTTTAGGATGGAGATCCATATTCACACGACTAACATCAACCATTAGACCTTGATCTGAATTAGAATCCATCTCGAGAGCAGGTTTAACAATAGTGTGTGCGATATAGTCACAATACGCCATTCGCGTTGGCATATCAGTCCTTGAGTCGTCTTTCCAAGATCCGTAGTGTCTCATTATGCTGCATCCTCCTCAGAACCAAACATTGAATCCCAACAGGTTGGAGTACAACCCGAGATCAAAAACTCCCTTTGATCCACAGTTGCCTCTGTAAGAAGATCTTGAATAAGACCCTCTCCGCGTAGGTACGCGCAGTACTGATCTTCAGTACAAGTAATGTCCATTCCATTGGACTCGCCTGTTACAGGACTTGTTTTAAAAACGTGTATATTTGTCATATTATTTCACCCATACTTTATTATATTTAGAAGGAAGATTCTCACATGAGAACTCGTCGCTTTTTGCGTAATTTACTACGCCAACACATTCATTGGTAGTGTTAGACCAGTATACATCAGGCATATCCAGCGCGGTTTCTAATGCGCTCACACTGAATCCTAGTACCATACCAGCTGCTGAACCTAGTACAACAGCTTTAATTTTGTCTTTATTAGTCAACATATTACGCTACCTCCAACATTGTAAGAGGACAGTTCCAAAGTAGGCCGTCGACTCTAACAACCGCTTTTGTTCTGTTAATCTTAGTCACTTCGCCGTGCGTGGTAATACCATTGTTATTTTCAAACTTAACTTTAGCACCAATAGAAAGTTTAGACTTTACACCGTGAGCTTTGATAGCTCTTAGTTGCTTTTGTTTAATTTTAATCAATTCAATAACCTCATTCATTTCGTCAGTAGAGTTGATTGCGTTGATTGCGTTTAGTATAGATTTTTTCATAATGTAGATTCCTTATCAATGTTTGTTTATGGGTATATTATACCATGGTTTTTAGTGTTTGTACACCTTTTTTTTAAAAAAAGTATACTATTTTTATATCTATTTTTTATATGTAACAGCTTTTATATAACTTTTTTTCTAATTTATGAGCTTCTTTTTCCCATGGAGAATTCTCATATGAATAATTTCTAGGCTTTTTTCCCTTCCAAGAACCGCTATAACCGTCAAGTTCTCCGCGTAGATATTGTTTTGCATGTACCATTTCATGGGCAATCGTCTGCATTATATCATCGTATTCAATTTTCATGCCTTCTGATGTGCGAGCAATATCAATTTCAACATAACCTTCACTCGGATCTCCCCAACACAATCCTTGGGCTTCTTCGTTTAATGTTGTTTTAAAATTTATAATGATAACCTTAGACCACATACGATCTATTTTTAACTCTTTAGATAGATTTTGAACATAAGTCATTACTTTCTTCTTATGTTTAATCTGCCCTTTAAGAACAAATATGTTCATTTTGAGTCTTTCCTTATCAGTTAAGTAAGTGTATATTATACAGCACTTGCTAGGCAATGTACAATAATATTTAGTTATAGCCCATATAACTTTGGTGAATATATGGTTATAAGCTCCTCTTTTCCTTTCACTTTGATATTTCCTATCTCATCGCATCGATATCCAGGAGGTAGTTGATCCTTAGTGAACGATGATATAATGGTCTTATACTCTATATACTCATGTCGTGCGGCAGTTGCCTCGAGACGGGCTGCAAGATTGACTGCATCTCCAATGACTGAGTAATCGAATCTGGATTCAGAGCCCATGTTACCAACAATGCAATCCCCGGTGTTAACGCCAGTACCAACATTAATATCAGGAAGGCCTCTTGATTTATATACTTCTTTAAGTTCATTTGTTTTAGCCTCTATTTCTATCGCTGATTTAACTGCCATTTCAGCATGATTTTCGCACGGTAATGGCGCGTTCCAAAATGCCATTATACAGTCACCCATATATTTGTCGATGGTTCCACCGTTTGCCAATATGATCTTTGTCATAGCATCAAGGAATTCATTGACTAATTCTACTAATCCTTCAGGATCATCGTTATTTTTATAGTACTCAGATATAGGAGTAAACCCACATATGTCCATGAACAAGAACGTCATTTCTTTTCTATCGCCGCCGAGCTTCATTAAAGATGGATCTTTAACTAATAGATCTACCATATCTGGTGACAAATAAGTGCCAAACTGGCCTTTAATTTGTTCTTTTAGTTTATATGTGACATAGAATCTATTAAATGCTGAATGCGCGAATACTATAAATGCTGCCATAACCGGATACAGTACGTCTAATAATATAAGTGAATACATCCAGTAGTAATGACCAATTGCTACCCAACTTAACATTATCCCTATAGAACCTATTGCTGAGAACCAGGTAGGAGTCTTATATAC